ATGAGATGATGTATGAAATGCTTCCAATGTGGATGCAACAAGGTGTAAAGACATTTAATAAAGGTGATATTGAGCTTGAAAATGGATCTAGAGTTTTCACAGCAGCAACAAGCTCATCTGGTATTCGCGGTAAATCTGTAAATTGGTTATATATTGATGAGGCGGCAATTATTCCAAATAATGTTGCAGAGGATTTCTTTACATCCGTTTATCCTACGATCTCTGCAGGCGAAACAACAAAGATATTATTAACATCTACACCGTTAGGCTATAATCATTTCTGGAAATTCTGGAATGAAGCAGAGCAAGGATTGAATGGGTTTACGCCTTTGTTTATTCCATACAATAGAATTCCTGGTAGAACTGAAAAATGGGCAGCAGAACAAAGAGCCATGCTCGGAGATCTCAAATTTAACCAAGAGGTTTTATGTAGATTCTTAGGTTCTTCCAATACGTTGATTAATCCTGATACTATATCTAGAATGTCGACTTTACCTTTTATTCATAGTAAAGACGGTTTGGATATTATAGAAGAACCTATTAGAGCAATTAAAAATAGCAAGGGTGAAATTGAAGGCGAATCTCATGTATACACTTTAGTTGCAGATACTTCTAGAGGAGTGGGTGGAGATTACTCAGCATTTACGGTAATAGATATTACCAAGTATCCGTATAAAGTTGTTGCAAAGTATAGAAATAATAAAATTAGTCCTTTGATTTTTGCAAATATTATAGAAAAAGTGGCCAAAGATTATAATAAAGCATATTGTTTAGTCGAAATTAACGATAATGGTCAGCAAGTAGCAGATTCATTATACATGGATTTAGAATACGAAAATGTATTCTTTGTTGGAAGTAATAGTAAATCAGGTCAGTATCTTTCTGGCGGATTTAGTTCTGGTGCAACACTTGGTGTTAGAACAACAAAACAGGTTAAGCGTTTAGGATGTACCACATTCAAAAGCTTAGTTGAAGGAACAAAATTATTGATCCATGATCCTGAGATAATTGAGGAAATATCCACATTTATTGAAGTTCGCGGAACACATAAAGCAGATGAAGGATACCATGACGATTTAGTCATGTGTCTGGTATTATTTGCATGGGCATGTAATGAATCATTCTTCAAAGATTTAACAGATACAAATCTTAGAAAGGTTCTTTACGAAGATCAATTTAGACAGATTGAAGAAGATTTAACTCCGTTTGGTGTTGTGGATGACGGTATCGAAAGAAAAGATGAACCGACTGTTATGGGCGAGGATGTATGGTTTAATCAGGGCCAAAAAATTCAAGAAGAAATGGAAAAATTGAAGAGAAAATGGATGGAAAATGTCTAAAAGATGGTACTTATAAATAAATAGTAATCAATATAGTTATATTGGAATATCTATAAAATCTTAAGGAGAATAAGATGGCATTTCAGCTTTCACCTGGCGTATTAGTACAAGAGAAGGATTTGACTCAGATCGTCCCTTCTGTTGCTACATCAGCAGGCGCATTCGCTGGCGCCTTCCAATGGGGACCTGTTAATCAAGTTACAACCGTAGATACTGAAAACAATTTAGTAACATACTTTGGTGGACCTACTGACACTACATACCAGTCGTTTTTTAGTGCAGCAAATTTTTTGGCATACGGTAATAATTTAAAACTCGTTCGTGTTGTAAATGAAGGGGTCGCAAAAAATGCAGTTGCTAACGTTGCTAACGCAAGCGCTACTGCATTATTAATTAGAAATAATGATGACTACTTATCTAATTGGTCGTCAGGTGGATATAACAGAGGCGAGTTTGCAGCAAAATATCCAGGTACATTAGGCAACTCTTTAAAAGTTGTAATTGCTGATGGTAATACGTGGACAAATACTTGGACTTATGCAAGTCAATTTACATCGGCACCAAATACATCTAGTTATGTTGGTGGTGTAGGTGGTAGAAATGATGAAATGCACGTTTTAGTTATAGACGAAGAAGGTCTATGGACAGGTACACAAAATTCAATATTGGAAAAATTTGGATTTGTATCTAAAGCATCAGATGCAAAAAATGTAAATGGTGCATCTAATTATTATAAAGATGTAATTAATACAGGATCACAATATGTTTGGGTGTTAGATCCACCAACTGCTAATATTTCTGGAACATCTAATTGGAATTCTAGCGGATCTAATAAGACTTTTGCTAATTTGTCGTCAATATACAGCGGATCATTTAACAATGGAGTATCTGCAGACGATACTGCAAATATTGTTGCTGGTAATATTATCAACGGTTACAATTATTTCTTAAATGATGCAGCATATGATATTAGTTTAATTGTTTCTGGTCCTTGGAGTAATTCTAGTGTTGTTAGTCAATTGGTATCAATTGCAGAAACAAGACAAGATGCAATGGTATTCCTATCACCGCAATCTACAGATGTTGTAAATGTTACAAGTACACAACAACCAACAAATGTAACAACATATAGAAACAGCACAATCAGTGTTAATTCTAGCTATGCTGTTATGGATTCAGGTTGGAAATATCAGTACGATAGATACAATGATAAGTATCGTTGGGTTCCTTTGAATCCTGATGTTGCAGGTTTGTGCGTAAGAACAGATCAAACAAATGATCCTTGGTTTAGCCCTGCGGGATATAGCAGAGGACAAATTAAGAATGTTATTAAATTAGCATATAATCCTACAAAGACAGACAGAGATACATTATACCAAGCAGGTATTAATCCAGTTGTTACGATACCTGGACAAGGTACAGTATTGTTCGGTGATAAAACAATGTTAGCTAAACCTAGCGCATTTGATAGAATTAATGTACGTAGATTGTTTATTGCTTTAGAAAAAGCAATCGGTACAGCATCTAAATTCCAATTATTTGAATTGAATGATAGTTTCACTCAAGCTCAATTTAGAAATTTAGTTGAACCATTCTTAAGAGACGTACAAGGTCGTCGCGGTATAACAGATTTTAAAGTAGTTTGTGATGCTACAAATAATACACCTGATGTAATTGATGCAAATCAATTCAGAGCAGATATTTATGTTAAACCTGCTAGATCAATCAATTATATTACGTTGACATTTGTTGCCGCTAGATCAGGTATTTCTTTCCAAGAAATTGGCGCTTAATAACGGAGAATAATAAAAATGGCAACAGTACCTTTTAGTATTAATCAATTCAGAGCAGAATTAAGAAATGGTGGCGTACGCCCCAATCAATTTGCTATGTCCATAACATTCCCTCAGGCAGTGCCTAATTCTTCAGCTTTGAATAGAACTAGTTCATTCTTAGTAAATATTGCAGAATTACCTGGCGTGTCTATCGGAACAGTTCCAATATATTATAGAGGAAGGGAATTAAAATTACCAGGAGATAAGTCATTTGCACCATTCACCTGCACTATTTTAAACGATACAGATTTCTCTTTAAGATCAGGAATTGAAGGTTGGATGAATTTAATAGAAAACAATATAAATAAACAAGGATATACTAATCCTGCTTTATATTTGTCAACCATTACAGTTTCACAATTAGATAGATCAGGAAATACTTTACGTTACTATAAAATGTTAGGTGCATATCCCAATGATATTGGCGCAGTTGGTTTGGATTTTGGAGCGAATGATCAATTATCTTCGTTTCAAGTAGCATTCCAATATCAGCATTATGAAGTATCTAAAGATTTTGGTTCTACTAATGAAACAGCAGTAATTACTGGATTCAATCTCTAATATTATATAAAATTTTAAATTATGGCAATAAATTTATTTGGTTTTCAAATATCACGTGACACTGATATAAGTAAAGAGGCACGAAATCAATCTTTCGTGCCGCCTGTTACTGACGATGGTACCGCTACTGTACAAGGTGGCGGATACTACGGTACATATATTGATATGGATGCCACTGCTAAGTCAGAGGCAGAATTAATTACAAGATATAGAGAAGCTGCAACATATGCAGATTGTTCTACTGCAATTGATGAAATTGTCACTGAGGCAATTGCTGCAGTTGATGATGAACAAGTTGTTGATATTAATTTAGATGCTTTGGAAGTTGATGATAAAATTAAAGCTCTTATTCGAGAAGAATTTCATCAAATTACCAGATTGCTTGATTTTAATATTAAAGGATTTGATATATTCCGTAGATGGTATATCGATGGAAGATTATTTTATCAAAAGATTATAGATCAAAAGAATCCTAAAAAGGGCATTCTTGAGTTAAGACAAATTGATCCACGAAAAATTCGTAAGGTCAGAGAAGTTAAAAAAGAAAAAGATAAGAACTCAGGTATTGATATTATCAAAGAAGTTACAGAGTTCTTTATATACAATGAAAAGGGATTAAATTATAATCCTGGTTATGCTACAAATGCACAGACGCCAAATAGCGGCATTAAGATACCTGTTGATTCCATTTGTTATGTTCCTTCGGGATTAAATGATTTGGAAAAAAATGTAGTATTGAGTTATATGCATAAAGCGCTAAAGCCGACAAATCAATTAAAGATGATGGAAGATTCTTTAGTGATTTATAGAATTGCTAGAGCACCAGAGCGTAGAATATTTTATATTGATGTAGGTAATTTGCCAAAGGTTAAAGCAGAGCAATATTTAAAAGATATTATGGCTCGCTATCGTAATAAGATTGTTTATGATTCCACAACAGGTGAGATCAGAGACGATCGTAAATTTATGTCGACACTAGAAGATTTCTGGTTGCCAAGAAGAGAAGGCGGACGTGGTACTGAAATTACTACATTGCCAGGTGGAGAAAATCTAGGTCAAATAGATGATATTCATTATTTTCAGAATAAACTATATCAGGCATTGAATGTTCCTATTTCAAGAATGCAACCTCAACAGGGCATTTCTTTTGGAAGAGCAACAGAGATTACTAGAGATGAATTAAAATTTGCTAAGTTTGTTGGCAGACTTCGTAAGAAGTTTAATACATTATTTCAGGATATGCTAAAGACTCAGTTGATGCTGAAAGGTATTATTACTGAAGATGATTGGATTACAGTAAAAGAAAAGGTTCAATTCAAATACGCCCAAGATCAATATTTTGAGGAGATGAAAGAATCTGAAAACTTGAGAAATCGAGTAGATATTATTACCGGAATGCAACCATTTGTAGGAACGTATTTTAGTAGGGAATATATAATGAAGAATGTACTAAGACTATCTGAAGAAGAGATATCTCAAATGATAAAACAAATTGAAGCTGAACCAGCACCAGAAATTGGTGTAGGCGGACAACCTATTGAACAACCTGAAGGAAAATAATAATGGAAAATGAAATTAATGACGAAGAATTTGAATCGACAGAACCAACTGAAATTGAAGTACCTGAAGTATCTACATCTGATGTAATTAGAAATATGGTTGATGATATTTTAGCTGATCGTGGTAATGATGCTGTTGATAGATTTAACGCTGTTGTTAGTGCAAAGATGGCTGATGCCATGGATGCTAAAAAGCAATGGATTGCTCAAAATTTAACAAGACAAACAGAATACGAAAATGAAACAGTTTAAACAACTTAGAGAAGATGCTTTAATGGAAAAATTAAAGGCATCTGCACCTACCGCAGAATGGATACATGATTTTGTTCATTCAGATAATCCTAAATTTGCTGGTAAGTCTAAGCAAGAACGTATTAAAATGGCACTTGGTGCAGCATATGCGGCTAAGCGCAATGAAGAAGTTGAGTTAGAAGAATCATACGAAGAAGCAGAAAAACATCTATCATTGGCAAACGATGCTGATGCTAAAGGTGATAAGACGGCATATCATTATCATATGGCCGATCACCATGATGCATTATCGCAATGGCATGAATCAAAAGGTCGTTCTGCATCTGCAGATAAACATGCGGAAAAAGCAGATTATCATAGTGACAAATATACTCAATATGCGAATGGTGTACATGAGGGTATTTTAGATACAGCTAAACAGGTTGGTAAAAAAGTTTTAAATAAATTAGGTCACGGTAGTGATGCTGATATGCGTAAGGATCTTCAAAAGAAAATGGGTCTGTCGCAAACTGGCGAAAAGCCAAAAAAGACTAATACAAATGAGGCAGCGAATCTTGCGCAACAAGCTGCAATTGCAATAGCAATTAAAAAGAAAAAGAAAAAGATGATGGAAGCCGACGAAACTTTAAATGAAAAGTTTTGGGATAATGAAGGCGAAATGGTGATTGCTCAATGTAAATCAATTGCAGATAAAGCACAAAAAATAATGGCAATGTTGGACGATGAGTCTAAACTTGAAGCATGGGTTCAAGCAGAAATGACAACTGCAGAAGATGCTATAACTTGTGTCCATGATCATTTGACATATGGCAAAGATGTGATGGAAGAAGGGTTGGACGAAGTATCAACTAATACATTGGCAAGCTATCGCACAAAAGCAGATCAAAGTGCACATCATTTACGTTTAAAAGCTGCAATGAAAAGAGGCAGTGGTCGTTTTCCCCCATTACCAGGCATGGAAAAAGATTTAGAAAAGCATGATAAAAGAATTGCTGGAATAACAACTGCTTCTAAAAAGTTAAACGCAAAAGGTTATGTGCCACCTGCAAAACCAAATATTCCTGATAATGCAGATAGAGGCTATGGCAAGGGTCGTTACATGGGCGATTCTGTGGAATTAGATGGAGACATACTAGATGAAAAAGAAGTATGGGATACGCCTAATCCAAAGAAAACACACCATAAACTTTCACCACAACAAGTATCTAGAGCAAGAGCAAGAGCCCGTGCAGCAGGCAGACCATATCCTAATTTAGTTGATAATATGGCTGTTATGAAAGAAGATATTGTAAATGAAGCATATAAAGGCACAGGTAGCAGTGCATTAAAACTTGCCGATAAAGTCAGACAGGAAAGACTTAAGCGTGAAGCAAGCGAAAAACGTGCTGGAGAAATGATGAAAAAGAATCCTGAAGAGAAAAAAGAAGTCAAATAAGACTAACTAGGAAAAAGAAATGGCTGTTACTAAAACGATACTCAAAAAAGCTAGACAACAAGCAGTAATTAAATTTGTTGGCGATGGACAAGCTAATGTAGATTTAAATACTGACTTGACTATGTCTGATGAAACATTCTTGGGGTATTCAAACTGCAATGTTAATATCAATAGTGTTATTTACACTTCATCTGATGCAACATATGCACCTATATTTGTTAAAAGACCAGCTACAGGTGCAAATTTATTAATTTTAGCTGGCTCTGATAATTGGGCATTGTCTCAAAATTATGGTTTTACAGATTCAGTAAATTGCCAATCAAATATTAATGTTATATTACCATCAGGTGGTGGCACATTAATTTTAGGGTTGACTAAGAGAAACGGTTATCAAGAACCTAACGAGCAAACTGCTCCAAATTAATTAGGATAATAAAATGAGATTTATTACAGAAGTAGCACAGGATATTAAATTCCTAGTAGAGAAAAAAGAAGGCGGCGGTAAGAATGTTTTCATCGAAGGCATTTTTGCTCAGTACGATAAGCAAAATAAAAACGGTCGTATCTATCCTAGCCATATTATGGAAAAGGAAATTAATCGTTATCAAGAAATTATTGATGCTAAAAGAGCACTAGGCGAACTAGGCCATCCTGCAAATCCTTCAATTAATTTGGACAAAGTATCACACTTGATTACAAGTCTAAAGATGGAAGGCAATAATAATGTTATTGGCCGAGCAAAGATATTAGAAACTCCAATGGGCATTATTGCTCGTAATCTTATAGAAAATGGCGTTCAATTGGGCGTATCTACAAGAGGATTGGGTTCATTAAAAGAGAAAAACGGTGTTAACGAAGTTCAAGATGACTTTCATTTAGCAACTGTTGATATTGTAGCAGATCCTTCAGCTCCTGATGCCTTTGTTCAAGGTATATATGAGTCAGCTGAATGGGTATGTGAAAATGGTGTTTGGAAAACTATCGATATCGAAAAGGCACAAAAAACACTTAAAGAAACATCCAAAGCTAATCTTCAAGAGACTAAGCTAAAGATGTTTGAAGCGTTCTTATCTAAACTTAAATAATACGTCTAGATATCAGAAATTATAAATAATTTGAACAATCCATTTAGGAGACACTAATGTCAGTAGAAAGCAAAATTAAAGAATTGCTAGGTCGTGTAGAATCACAGGTGAGCCTACAAGAAGGAAATCTTCAAGAAGACGAGCGTACTACTCCGCCAATGCAAGGATCATCTCAAGCCGCACCTCAAGCAAGCAGTTTGCTTGTTCCTACAACAGGAAAAGATAAAACAATCAATCCTGCAGGTACTGGTGATATGTCTATGCCAAGACAAGGTAACTCACAGGATGCGCCTCACGAAGATTTCGATGAGACAGATCCAGCAAATGTTGACAATTTGGGCGCAGCACAAGCTAAAGATATTAACCCAACTGTTAGCAAAGCAACATTACAAACTAAAGGTCCTGTTGGTGCAGCACCTAATTTCCAAACAGTTGCAGATCCAGCATCAGCAGTAAATATCCAACAAGGTAAGGGCAATGTGCCTGTTGGCGAAGAAGTTGATTTAGAATCAATTTTTGGTGACGACTTAACAGAAGAATTCAGAGAAAAAGCATCTGCTATTTTCGAAGCAGCAGTTATTGCTCGTGTAAATTCTGAAATGGATAGCATTGTTACTTCTTTACAAGAAAAATTCTCTGCAGACGTAGAAGAATATAAAGAAGCAATGGTAGAAAAAATCGACGGATATATGAATTACGTCGTAGAAAATTGGATGAAGGAAAATGAGCTTGCAATAGAAAAAGGTCTACGCACTGAGATTGCTGAAGACTTTATGGCAGGCCTACAGGTACTATTCAAAGAACATTACATTGAAATACCTGAAGAAAAATATGATGTACTAAGTGAACTACAAGCCAAGACAGAAGAATTAGCAGAAAGTCTAGACGAAGTTATTGGTCAAAATGTAGAATTAAACAAAGAAGTAATTTCTTTAAAGCGTAATGCAATTGTAGAAGAAATGTCTAGAGATCTTGCAGCAACAGAGGCAAGTAAATTAGATAAATTATTAGAAGGTGTTGAGTTTGATAACGAATCTCTTTATAGAGAGAAAGTTGCAGTAATCAAAGAGAACTATTTCCCCAAGAATACTATTACAGAGTCCACAAAATCTGTACAAGCACAGCAAACACTAATGGAAGACACAGATACATCAGTATCATATGACAACTCTGTAGTTTCTACATACGCTAAAGCGCTTTCAAGAGCTAAGAGATAAATTTTTCACACAAACATCCATTAAGGAGTAACAAATGTTTTTATCAGAAAACCTACAGCAAAAATGGGAAGCGATCTTAGATCACCCAGAATTGCCACAAATTAAAGATTCTTACAAAAGAACAGTTACATCTGTTCTATTAGAGAATCAAGAGAAGTCATTACGTGAAGAGCGTCAAGCATTGTTTGAGACACCAACAAACAACATCAGCGCAACATCAGGTATCGACAAGTATGATCCTATTCTAATCGGTTTAGTTCGCCGTGCAATGCCTAATCTAATGGCTTATGACATTTGCGGTGTACAACCAATGACAGGCCCAACAGGTTTGATCTTCGCAATGAGATCAATCTACGGTGGTGCTAATGATACTCGTGGTAATACATCAACACGCGTTGAAGCATTGTTCAATGAAGCCAATACAGGTTTCTCTGGAGGTACAGCTGGTTTAGGTGGTTCTGGTACTGGTAACAACCCAGTATCTGGCACATATAACACAGTTGGTGGTGCTTCTACATCAACAACAGAAGCTCAAAGCAGCTTCAATGAAATGTCTTTCGCTATCGACAAGACAACTGTAACTGCTAAGTCAAGAGCATTGAAAGCAGAATATACAGTTGAATTGGCACAAGATTTGAAAGCAATTCATGGTTTGGACGCAGAAGCAGAATTATCAAACATTCTTTCACAAGAATTTATGTTTGAAATCAATCGCGAAATCGTTCGTACAATCTATGGTGTCGCTAAGAACGGTTCTCCTGCAACAGCTAACGCTGGAACATTCGACTTAGATATCGACTCCAATGGTCGTTGGTCTGTAGAGCGTTTCAAGGGTCTATTGTTCAATATGGAGCGTGATGCTAATCACATTGCTCAAGATACACGTCGTGGTAAAGGTAACTTCATCGTTTGCTCTGCAGACGTTGCAAGTGCATTAGCTATGTCAGGCGTATTGGATTATACTCCAGCATTGTCAACAAATCTAAATGTTGATGATACAGGTAATACATTCGCAGGTGTTCTAAATGGACGTTATCGTGTATACATTGATCCATATTCAGCAAATCTAGGCGCAGCAAATCAATTCTATGTAGTTGGTTACAAAGGCACATCACCTTATGATGCTGGTCTATTCTATTGCCCATATGTACCATTACAAATGGTTCGCGCAATTGATCCTAACAGCTTCCAGCCAAAAATCGGCTTCAAGACACGTTATGGTTTGATCGCTAACCCATATGTAACAAACTCTTCAGGTGCAAATGATGCTGATAGCTTTACAGCTAACAGAAATCAGTACTATCGTAAGACTACAGTTATCAACTTGATGTAATATCAAGAAAAGATAAAGTCGACATTAAGATCGACACTTTTAAAGGGGGAGAAATCCCCCTTTTTTGCCTTTATAAATAATATATTAGTAGGGGTTTAAATGTTTACAGCAAACTTAGATATAATTCAAAGCACTATCGATCGCAGTGGTTTAGCAAAAACTTATGATTATTTAAGACCCAATGGTTTTAAATTTGATATTAAAGATATACCAAATACATCTTTTACTTGCCAATCTGCAAACTTACCTCAATTATCTCTTGGTGCTGCTGTACAACCTACCCCATTTACTGATATTCCAAGAATCGGTGATAAATTAACTTTTGGTGAGTTAAATATTAGATTCTTGATTTCGGAAGATATGTCTAATTATATTGAATTATACAATTGGCTATTTGCATTAGGTTTTCCTAGAGACTACAATCAGTTCTTTGATGGTGTTAAAAATCGTCCAAGTAGATTTCCTTTTAAGGTAAATTTAAATGGTCAAACAGAAGTTTTGGCATACTCAGATGGCACTTTAACGGTTTTAGACTCGACAAATAACCCAATAGTAAATATAATATATAAGAACTTATTCCCAGTTTCCTTAGAGGGATTAGATTTCGAAATCGCATCAGCTAGCGTAGATTATTTCACTGCAATCGCTGTCTTCAAATATGAGACGTTTGAGGTACAGTCACTTAAATAAAAAATGAATGGAGTTCCTTATGGACAAAAATAATGGTTTGAAAAATATTCCAAAAGTACCGGTACCAAAATTTAATAAACAAGTTGCGCCACAAGCGCCAGCACCTCAACAAGGTCAGCTTCAATTAAATCTCGATGAATTGAGAAAAGAAAAGATTTTCGTAGCAACTCCTTGCTATGGCGGTATGCTAACAGAAGCATATTTTAGATCAATGGTTCGCACATTGACATTCTTTAATCAACATCAAATCCCATTGGCTTTTGGTACAATTGCAAATGAGTCTCTTGTTACCCGTGCTCGTAATGTATTGGTGGCATACTTTTTGCAGAGCAACTATACTAGATTGCTTTTTATCGATGCAGACATTGAATTCCAAGTTGAAGATGTACTAAAGCTTCTTGCTCATAATAAAGAAGTTTGCGTTGGCGCATATCCTAAGAAGGGTGTAAATTGGCAACGTATTAAAGAGCATCTTGCATCTAAGCCAGGACAAGATGTTTCAGATAGAGACATTGCAGCTGCAGGTTCTGATTATGCAATTAACTTTAAATTTGTTAATCGTGATGCTAAACAAATCGCAATTGAAAATGGTGTAATTAAATTGCATGATGGTGCTACAGGCTTTATGATGATTAAGCGTGAAGCAATCGACAAAATGATTGCGGCATATCCAGAGTTGAAGTATAACAATGATTTGAATACTCCTCCAGATTTGCAAGACTTCTTCTATGCATTCTTCGACACAATGATTGATCCAAAAGATAAGCGTTACTTATCTGAAGATTATACCTTCAGTCGTCGTTGGCAAGACATTGGTGGTGATATTTGGCTTGATCCTTCAATCTCATTGAACCACTATGGATCATTTAACTTCCAAGGCAATCCCGCTCAAATTATTCAAATAGGATAAGCAATTGAAATTATCTGACCTGCAAAATATGTGGGCAGATGATTGCAAGATTAATGAAACAAATCTTGGTCATGAATCTGCTCGAACACCTTTATTGCACTCTAAGTATCTTAATTTTTTATCGTCTACAAGATTAAATCTGCGTAAAGCAGAATCCGAATATTTAAATTGTAGACGATTAAAATATAGATATTATAGAGGCGAACTAACACAGGATGAATTAATTGAAGAAGGTTGGTCACAGTGGCAGGGAAATAAACCATTAAAGAATGAAATGGATGAATTTCTTCAAGTTGATCCTGATTTAATTGTCCTGGAAGACAAAGTAGAATATTTTAAAACTGTTATGTATCAACTAGAACAGATCATTAGATCACTAAATAGTAGAACATGGGATATTAAAAATTCTATTGAGTGGACTAAATTCACGAACGGTATGATGTAATGTCTGATATAATAAACATAAGAAAAAAGAATGACGTGTATCTAGAAATAGATACATCGCCATCCATTGCTCAAGAATTAAACGATCACTTTTCGTTTGAAGTGCCAGGGGCAAAATTTCATCCTTTATACAAATCTCGTATGTGGGATGGAAGAGTAAAACTTTTCTCTATGTTTACCAAAGAACTTTATGTTGGATTAAAAGAGTATGTAGAAAAATTCGCTAAAGAAAGAGAATATGTAGTAGATACTACAGAATATGTTAAAACCTCAGATGAATGCACATTAGAAAGTGTTGCTGAATTTTGTAAAGGTTTAAATATCTCATCTAAAGGCGAACCGATTGAAATTAGAGATTATCAAGTTGAAGCTGTTTATCAAGCAATAAACGATGGAAGACGATTATTACTTTCACCGACAGGTTCGGGTAAATCGCTAATCATTTATTGTTTGGTTAGATGGCATGAACAATTTGATAGAAGACAATTAATCATTGTTCCGACTACATCACTTGTGGAACAGTTATATTCTGACTTTAGAGATTATTCAGGACTTAATGGATGGAGGACTGTTGAAAACTGTCATAGAATATATGGCGGGCATGAAAAATCAAACGAATATCCTGTAGTAATTAGTACATGGCAATCATTATATAAATTACCAAAACAATTTTTTGCAAACTTTAAAACTGTTTACGGTGATGAAGCTCATTTGTATAAAGCTAAATCTTTAACAGGCATATTGAATAAATGTTTGACTGCGCCTTATAGAGTAGGAACCACTGGAACATTAGATGGTCTACAAACTCATAAACTTGTACTTGAAGGTTTATTTGGCCCTGTATATAAAGTAACAACAACTAAAAAGCTAATTAGTAATAAAACGCTTGCTGATTTACAAATTTATAATCTAATATTGGAATATAATGATGAAATTAAAAAAGCGCTAAAGGGTAAAACATATCAAGAAGAAATGGATTTTCTTGTTCAATTTGAACCGAGAAATAAATTTATTCGAAATCTTGCCTTAAAACAAATAGGTAATACACTAGTATTATTTCAATATGTGGAAAAACACGGTAAACCTTTATATGATTTAATATCTTCTAGAGCAGGCGAAAGAAAAGTATTTTTTGTCTACGGTGGAACTGACACCGATCAAAGAGAAGAAATTAGACGATTGACAGAACTTGAAAAGGATGCTATAATAATAGCATCATATGGAACATTCTCCACAGGAATAAATATTAAAAACCTACATAATATTATTTTTGCATCTCCTTCTAAATCGAGAGTGAGAAATTTACAATCAATTGGTAGGGGATTGAGAACAAGTGATACTAAAGATAAATGTAATTTATATGATATAGGTGATGATTTGACTTGGAAATCCAAAAAGAATTATACATTATTACACATGATAGAAAGAATTAAAATTTATAATGACGAGCACTTCGACTACAAATTACTAAGGATACCATTACAATGAACACCGAAAATTTAAGGGTAGTTAAATTAGTTAATGGTGAAGATATAGTATGTGAGCTTATGAATACAACTGAAGGTGTTTCTATATCAGTTTCCAATCCAATACTTCTACATCAAGTAAGAGTGCCAATGGGTAGAACAATTGTTGATTCATATGTTTTATCATCTTGGTTGCCTTTATCTGTGGATGAAGCGGTAGATATAGCTATTCGTAATATAATTGTAGTGAGCAAACCGAAAGAATCTCTTTCCTTTAATTATACTAGATTTATGGAAACATTGGCTGAAGAAAAAAAGGAAATTGAACAAGAATCAAATAACGAACCTGATGGAACAGATATTCACGAATTGATAGATAAATTTATTAATAACTTTGAAAATGAAGAACAAAATGACGACATTAACCCCGCCAGATATACAAGAAGTGGAAAAACTATCCACTGAAATAGAAAAAGCTATTCCTACATCTTCTCATTATGTAGATAATAAAAAATTCTTACAAGCACTTATTGATTATAGAAAAAGTGTAGACGAAGCTAAAGAGCGAGGCGAGGAAAATCCTATAGTACCAAACTATATAGGAGATTGCTTTATTAAAATTGCTACACATTTATCATATAAATCTAATTTCATTAACTATACCTTTAAAGATGATATGATATCTGATGGTATAGAAAATTGCTTGACTGCAGTTGCTAAATTTGATCCAAGTAAATCATCTAATCCATTTGCATATTATACTCAAATTATTTACTTTGCATTCTTAAGAAGAATAGCTAAAGAAAAGAAACAACAGGCGACTAAATATAGATTGATTGAGAATATGGATATTGATTCTATTATTCTTCAAGAGCATGATAGTGGCGATTTCAATAACCAATTTGTTGACTATTTAAAACGACAAATGGACAATATTGATATAGATAAGCGGATAATGTCTGTGTCGAAAAAGGTTAAAATAATTCCCGAAGATGATTCAAATCCGCTTGATCTTGATGTCTAAATACTATATAATATATTATTAATTTACTGAGGTGATAATGGCAAAACTTAAAGTATCAGAATTATTTTATTCTATTCAGGGCGAAGGTCGCTATATGGGCGTCCCTAGTGTATTTCTTAGAACATTTGGTTGCAACTTTACTTGCGACGGATTTGGCATGTCTAAAGGTGAAAAAAGTAATGAACGAAAAGAAATCGCGCTTGTTGCACATATGTATAATGATTACAAAGAGCTTCCTTTGGTCTCTACAGGCTGCGATAGCTATGCTTCTTGGGATCCCGATTTTAAGCATCTTTCTCCTGTACTCGATACTAATAGTATCACCAATTCTATTATGGATATCCTTCCTCACAAAAGATGGGAAGACGAACATCTCGTAATCACTGGCGGTGAACCATTATTGGGTTGGCAAAGATCATATCCGGATCTTTTAGATCATGATAGCAATCGAAGATTAAAAGAATTAACTTTTGAGACAAACGGCACACAGCAATTATCTCAGGAATTTAGACATTATCTTTTGGATTGGGCATTGAATCCGAGATGGGGAAGAAGATCACATAGTGCTTTAACATTCTCAGTATCGCCTAAACTATCAGTGTCGGGTGAAAAATGGGAAGATGCAATTAAACCAGAAGTTGTTGTGGACTATGAATATGCAGGTTATACATATTTGAAATTCGTAGTAGCAACTAAAGAAGATGCAGAAGAAGCTGAGCAGGCGGTAAACGAATATCGCAAAGCAGGCTTTAAAGGTCCCGTTTATTTGATGCCATTAGGGGGAACAACGGATCTATATTCCTTGAATAATAGGAATGTTGCAGAATTGGCAATGAAAAGGGGTTGGAGATACTCTGATAGATTACAAATCCCATTGTTTAAAAACGCATGGGGTACTTAACTAATATCCGCTTAAGGAAGGATTAAAAATGTCATTTAATAAAACAAAAACAGACTCAGCTTTGGGTCTAGCAGTTCACGAACATCTAGTTAAAATGGGAGTAGAAACTCCTATGTCTGATGATCCATTTATCAAAGAGTATGATCGCTCTTTAAAAATTGATATTATTACAAATCAATTTACAGAAATTATGAGAACATTGGGATTAGATCTATCTGATGATAGTCTTATTGAAACGCCTAAGCGTGTTGCTAAGATGTATGTCAACGAAATCTTTTGGGGTTTAGATTATACATCTTTCCCTAAATGTACGACTGTTGATAATAAAATGAAATATAACGAAATGGTTGTAGAACGCAATGTCAATGTACAATCTAATTGTGAGCATCATTTTGTAGTCATTGATGGTTTGGCAACAGTAGCATATGTTCCAAAAGATAAAGTTCTTGGTCTAAGTAAAATTAATCGTATTGTAGAATACTTTAGTAAGCGTCCACAGATTCAAGAAAGATTAACAGAACAAATTTTTCACACACTACAATTTATT